GCTTCCTACTGGATAAACTGCGTTCAAGGTTGTCTTAGTGTCAGCATAAGTCTTTACCGCTTTCTGCGATGGGTATTTAGTGTCGGAATTAGCCGCAAGAGTCCCATCTGTATCTTTATTGGCCGTTGCCTCCGCTCCGGAGATATTCCCAACAGGTATACTTACCGCCCCTGCATATTGGACTTCGTTTTTTACCTGCAGAGGGGTCACATACTTTATGTCGTTTGTCGCCGCTTCTGCTTCTTCCTGCGTTGCTTTTACAACACCCAACACAGCTTCGGCTGCCTCTTCAGCGCTGGCGGCCGCCGCGTCAGCTGAAGCATCTGCCGCAGCAGCGCTCTCACCTGCGGCCGTAGCCGATGCGCTTGCGGAATCGGCATACCCCTGCAATTCCGTGACTACTCCATCGGCAGCATTTTCCGCCTCGGTAGCGCTGGCGGCCGCAGCCACCGCGCTTGCAGCTGCTTCCGATGCTGCCGATGTTGCCGCCTCGGCAGCATCGGAAATCAAACCAGTGTAATCAGGCACATCTTCTTCAGCGGTGCCGAGAGGGACCAATATCGCCCTGTTAACCTGTTCCTGCAGATCCTGGATCTGCATCGTCAAACGGTCAACTATAGATTCCACGACCCGGGCCTGAAATCCTCCCGATGTGGTAAGGCCTACTTCTTGGGTTTTTGCCATGCTCCGGCCGATAACCACATAATAATCGGATGTCGGGGCCGTGGTAAATGTCACTGTCCCACCGGGGATCTTATCATCGAAACTGACAGTATAATCTGTATTTAACGTCTGTTCTCCGGTAGTGGCGTCTTCTAAGTACACCCGGATATTATCATCCGCCGCCAGGGGCCAGGAAAAGGAAAACTCCGTGGTAGTGCCGTTACCGGCCAACTTAACCGGTTCGTAATTATCGGCTACCATGGCAAAAGCGAACGTCGGAATGAATAAGCACAAGGCCAGGAATCCCGTGATACTCTTAAAAACCCTGTTCTTCATACTTCCTCCTCAAGTTTAAAGTTGACTTTTGTTTATATTTTGTATAGCATATATACGTTCTACCCAACCCCTTACCGCAAAAGGAGTCAGACCATGAAAAGAATATTTACCGTAATCGTTCTTCTCGCTTTGGTCGTCACCCCCATCCTTGCTTTCGCTCACTCCGGCCGCACAGATGAAAACCATGGGCATTGGAACCACAAAACCGGAACTTATCACTATCACTGGGGCAATTAATCCCTCTATATGACAATAAATACCCCATCCAACTGCGAATGGCTATTTAATGTAACCGCTCTCGGCATCTTGTATGCCGTATTCCATTGCGTTTACAAGATCAACAGAATGCATAGCGTGTTCCCCCAAATGGTAGCTGCCCTTTTGAGAATATCTGAGGCTTTGGAATTACAAAACCCGGGCTTAAAGAAAAAGGTGATTCAATGACTGATACCGGTTTAAAATGGCTGTCGTTCTTCCTCGGCACTGGATTCCTCATCTTCTTATGCCGTATCATCTTTTTTAGCGGTAAATACTGCAAATCGATAGATTATCTCGATAAATCTATCGATTCCCTCAACAAAGAGAACTCCGAGATAAACAAAAAGATTGATACCTTAATTAACTGCTTCAACCGCTTGACCGCGAAACTTGAGAACGTAAAAGGCATCGCAGGTCTCAATGATGTATATTTCAAATCAGCAAGCCCTCTCTCGCTCACTCCTGTCGGTAAAACCATGCTGCAAGAAAGCGGCCTTAAGGACTTCATTGATGCAAATAAGGACGAGCTGATAAAGAACGTCGAATCTCAGAAACCGCAAACCAATTACGATGCTGAAGCGATATCAAGAAGCGTTATGCTTTCCCTGTCGGATGATCCACGCCTGAACACCGTTAAAGACTATGCCTTTCAGAATGGCAAGGATTTAACCATGATGCTCATGGCCGGCGGTATTTACTTGCGGGATATGGTCTTCTCAAAGAACATAACAATTACAGAAAAAGAACCTAAGAATGAAGCTTAATTCCTGGCTAAAAAGCAATTACCACTCGCCTTCACTCTCAAGACTCTTCAGCCAGGCATTCAACAACTGCTCCGCAGAACTTCCACCAGGGACCAGTAAAGTCATCGCCCTCAAAAAGTGCCGTGTTTTCTTTTCCGGATCCTTTGATTTTGCCGATGCCCCCATCCTGGCAAAGAATTTATTCGTGAACTCAACCGACGGTACAGGATTTGAACCATACTTAAACGCAGTCATAAAACTGTTCATCATCGGCGGGAGCGGGAGAATGTTGTCCCATGCCTTCCTGAGGAATTCCATACCCAAAGAATTCTCTTCTTCCGTGTAGTCCTGGTCATAATCAGGATTGACCAAAGAGATCAAAATCTTCAGCGCGGGATCTTCTTCCTCCCGCTTACGTTCATCGTCATCTCCAAACAGAAGTTTCATGACTCCCTCTGTGATCGCTCCGGAAATATAAACCTTAATCCCTGTCTCTGTAAGCCTCCCAAGCATAAGTCCAAAAGCAATGTTCCGCGCTTTGCCGTAATCCTTTTCCATTATACCCGCGCGCCAAAGGTCGTGCTGTACCATATTCCACTCATTCACCGCAAAAGAATTGAACTGTAAAAGCAGTTTGCCCCAGTTATTTCTCATCACCGGCGCCATGTCCTTGAAATACGGGCTTGACTGTGTAAGCCGTACCGTCTGCTGCGCGTATTCGAGAGCTCCGGAGTCAGGGTTTCCAAGGTCCATATCGATACCGTGCTCCGCGCAGTATTTTTGATACGCGCCGGCGGCTATAAACGATGACGTCCATCGATCGAACGTCTGCAGCGCCGCGAACCCAAGTTCTCCGGCTTTACCAGCAATCCTTTTCCCCTTGCCAAGCAGACCTTTTCCTGTTCTTTCGTATAGCGTAAAACTGGCGAATGCCGGGTCGTCTCCGATCCTGTTCTTTACCTCCGGCATATTTGCCATCACGAACTGGCGCCAGCGGCCGTCAGTGGCTATATTGATAAGCCCGTTCAGCCCGTATTTGCCGATAAAACCCATTCCATGCCCCAGGGAAGAGAACTGCGCCATGGCAGAAGACAGCCGGAACGCCAATACGGAGGATCCTGTTATTTTGCGGATTGTATCGGTAAAATTCAGCTTCTCGCCGACACCTTTCCCTTTGCGTGCCACAAGATCGATATACTCCCTCACCTGCTGCTGTCCAAGTTCCCCCACAAGGTCTTGATATTCCTGCGTGCCGGCAAGCTCTCCCAGCCATTTGGTTTCTTTGCCAACAGTCACAAAATACGCCGCGTTGTCCACATGCCTTAAGAACACTGCCATGGCGTTCAAATGCAGCTGCGGGCCGCCGCCTTTTCCAATCCTTTTCTTGGTGAATCCTCTGGAGACGTTCTTGCGCGGGGCCAAGCCGAACTGCTCCACATTATCCCCAAACCTGGCCCGCATCTCCGAGTCGCTCATCTTCTCGAAATCGGTCATAAACGGGAAATAGTTCTTCACCGCATGGAACGGTAAGTTATATACCAGCCGCATAATCTCGGAGATATATGGTCTAAACATATCCAGCTTGTCACGCATCAACAGGTAGAACTCCATCTCCGCCTGGTTGAGATTAATATTATCGATCTCTTCTTCCGTATACTCCATACTCAACAGCTTGTCCCGGCCGCCGGCCTGGTTGTCCACGGCGTAGACACCGATCCGCTCGAAGTTGTCCTGCGTCAATTTCAGCTTCACGGCCAAAGCCCTAACTTCCTTAGTGGCCTCCTCACGTATCTTCAGGTATTCCGAGTAGGCCTTATCGATCGTCTTCTTGAATATATTATAGTTGGCTCCTTTATATTTCTTGAACCCGTCCAGCCAATCAAAGAACCTGTCCGGGGTAGTCTTCAGCAGATCCAGCTTGCGATAAACGTTCTGGCCTTTATAAAAGCTATTCTTCAGCTTCTCCCCGGCATTCAGGTCCTTGCCTACTCCGGGACGAGGATCAAGTATACTTTCGTAATCCAACGGCTTGGAATCCCGCGCGAGATCCGCCAGCGCCTCCTGCTTCCTGCGCTCTTCCTCCATCTGCCGCAGGCGCAGTTTCGCGCGGCCCATACGCTCAAGGTCATCCACGGTATTAAGCAAATTCTCCAGATCGCTTTCATTTAATCCGCTCACCGGCGTCTTTTCGAGGATCTTCAATTGCTGCAGAACCTCTTCCGGCATTTCCACGTCCTTGCCGACGGCAAGACTTTCTTCGATAAACTTCCGGGTGTTCTTCAGGGATTCTATTGTTTCCGGACGGTGACCCTGGAATTCTATGTCGCCAACGATATTGTTGATCATATCGGCGTATTCAACCGCTATGCCGGCGGACTTACCGGCGCGCTCCGCGGCCTTCTGTAACTCCGCAATCAGTTCCTGCCTCATTTGCTTGTTCTTTGCTTCCCGCAGGCGCCGGGAGATCTCCGGGAATTCCCGGGCCAGATCAACCCGCGTCTGTACATTTTTGACAGTCCGGATGAACTTCGCCCGTTCGTCAAGGGGGAGATCTGCCTGCTCGATCGCGTCTATAACCTCATTCTGGACGGTTTCAATCTCCTGCTTAGTCTTCAGCCGTCCTTCCCTAATCCCCTGTTCAGTGGCCTTTATGCGTTCCCTTAAAAGCGTAGTCTCTCTCTTGGTCACAGTCTGCGGCCGGTTCCTTCGGATCTCTTCCAGAAGGTTCTTCCGCGTTTCTTCGAGGTTTTGCAGGTATTCCTTAAGGCCGGTTTCGTCCGTGACATCCACTCCGAAACGGTCCCGCAACTCCTGCATAGCCTCATCAGGAGCGATCCCACCCGTCTTGGTAATGTAATTTTTCGGTATGCCTGTCAGCTCTTCCTTCAGATTGCCGTCCTTATACCGCCTGATCCTGCGCAGAAATCCCTGCCGGACCGTATCGATATCGTCAAGGGCGTATTGCGCGGCTTCTACCCGGCCCTGGCGATCTTCCAGACTCTGTATCTGCCGTTGCAAGGGCGTTACTCCGGAAGCATCCGGCATTACATCTTTCACGTTGACACGCTTCCCGGGCTGTGGTATATTCTTTTCGGGAGAAGTAGAAGTCTTACTGACGCCAGAAAGGCTCGCTGGCCTGCTCGGCTCCGCCGGGACAGATGAAGGAACTGCCGCCCTTCCGGTAAGATTAACTACTTCTCCTCTTTTCTTTAGAGACTCCGCATAAGCAGGATCAGAAGATTCAAAACCCGTAATCACAAAATGGCCGTTATATCTCTTCGCAGATACCACGAGCGTCTTGTTGTCGCCTAAATCCTTAACGAAATTTATTTTCGGGGCGTCTTTGTAAAAAACCATAAAATCGGAGTTATTGAGATTATCCACAAAGCTGTCGTCTACCGGCAATCCGTGTTTGTTCTCTATCTTGCCGATAATCTTTTGATCAATGTAAATTGCCCGCGGGATCTTCTTCTGGCTGGCTATCTCTACCGGTAAGTCTGAAATATGCGCCTGTTCGGATGCCCCAGACCGCAAGTCATTGAGGTTGTTTTTGAATACCAAGAGTTCTGTTTCTCCGGCCCGGGTTATTCCGCTTTCCCGGCCGCCGGCGAACTCGGGTGCTTCCCATACCGTCTTTAGCTCATTTTCGCCCATTTCTGGGCTTAACGCCTTTTCCCTGGCCGCATCCCCTTCCAAAAGCCCTGACGCCTTCCTGCGCCCCCGCAGAAGTTCTACAGCCTGCCCTATTCCTGCCTGTGTCGCCCCCGGAACCGCCAGTATCCCGGCTTCCACCAAAAGCTGCTCTCCATTCGGTATTGCCGCCACTACCCGGTCCAGCGTGCTGTCAGGATCCTGCGCTCCGAAGTCCTCCACCCCGGTAACGGCTCTTAAGAAGTTACCGACTCTTTCTTCCCCCATCTCTTCCAGGAAGCCGTTCCAGCCGGCTTGTGTGAATAATTTGCTTACCGATTCGTTCGGGTGCAGTTTCCGGAATAAGGTTGCCATCCCGGAAGCCATCCTCTGCGGTATGATCCTGCCGGCAATGGCGCGGCCGGCTTTGCCGATCTCCTGTCCCGTGACCTCGCTAAAATTTTCGATCACCATATCCCCGAATCCCTTCGCAAGAGAAATAAACGGCTTTTCCCGCGATTCCTGAGCTATCTGCAGGCCTTTATCCGTAAACTCAAGGTTGGCGTCTATCTGCCGTTCAATGGCGCTTTCCGCCACCCTGTGCGGCATGACGGCGGTCCGGTAAACTGCCCCGGTAACGCCTCCGATCGCACGCACAGAGAACTTTAATGCCTGGTTCTTAGCAATCGTCCTTATGGCCGGATTTATGGCCACTCTTACCGCCCGCTGCCCGGCCGCCGCTGCGCCTCCGGTGGCCAGGAACTCGACCATGAACCCGGGAATGGCAGCCACCCCCTGGGCGACCCGGCCGCCCACAGTAAAGCCGCGGACGCGCTCCTCCTCAACCCTCTTTAGATAGTCGTTGACGGCCTGTGTATCATTCACCTTGCCGGTAAGATCCTCCGACTTATATTTATCGGCCCGGAGCCTGTTCACCGCCTGGAACACCTGCCAAGCCTTCACCGCGCCTTCCGGATTGAAAGGTATCATCTCGGACTTATCCTGCCTGTTTGCCTGTTCAAAAAACCCTATCGGCCCCTTGTTCTTCCAGGTCTGCCGCTGGGCCTCGTCGACCTCCGTTATCTCCGGGGCCTGGTCAATATTAACCCTCTCAAGGCTTGCCAGATCACCCATACGCATGGAGCCGGACGCCTGCCGATCCTGCGGCTGCTCTTCTTCTGTCTGTATCCCCTGGCCTCCCGAAGCCAGGATCTCTTCTATTCTCATTGACGTTTTTCCTCTTTTGTGCTATTTTTTCAGGTATCCAGCCGTGCCGCAATATTCAAACACATTCTGCAATAAGGAGCCGAACGATGAGCGAATTATCAGCGATAAAACTTGGCATTGTAAAAATAAATGACTCTCTGGCCAAGATTCATAAAAAGCTTTCCGCAATGGACGAGAAACTCTCCAAACTTATAACAGTACCTGGCGGCATAGAAGAAGCTCTCGCTGACAATCCACAGCCGAAAGAAGTTGAATTTAGCACTCGGCTCTCTTGTTACGTTGATGCTATTGGTAACCATTTCTGCCCCCTTTGTTATAAAGAAAAAGGAATCTTCATACTTCTTAAACCGTTGAGCGATAATTCCGTATGGAAGTGCCTGTCCTGTAATACCATCGTCAATAACCCTGATTTTGTTGACCCGAAGATCACAAGAATAAACTCCAGGAAACTAAGACCGTAAAAAGGAGATGCCATGTTTCAAAAGATTAAAGCTTTAGTCACCTGGGCCGCTAACAACTTGGCTCTAATTTTATCTATAATTATGTTAGCCACGAAAGACCTGGTCTATCTTTCAGAAGGCTCTGTCAGAGTTATGCATCTATTGGTTTGTTTCTCTTCGCTCTACTACTGTTACAAATCTATCGTATCTGGTCATCATATTTGGGGATGGATACTCGGAACAATAGCCGTATTGTTGAATCCTTTTTACATCTTTGAGTTTGAAGAAACGAGTTGGTCGTCGTTCTATTCTTTATCAATGCTCTACTTCATTGCGTTTATGATCTCTGAACCTGTTAAAAATATAATGGCAAAGGTTTCAAAACCAATACTAAAGAAACGCATATATGTTGCGTTAGCATGTTGCAAATATATCTTTATATTCTTTACATCGGTAGAATTCGTACATGCTTTTTGGGGTGTTTGGGATACTGGCACATATCATGTTGATCCTCCTCATGGCTTAAGGATGGAAGATATTATTAAACAATACGGAACCCCCGATAACTCATCACCGTTACAACAACAAAAATAAAAAAACTAAGGAGACTGCCATGTTTCAAAAGATTAAAGCTTTAGTCACCTGGGCCGCCGGGAACCTGGCGATAATCGCGTCTATAATCATGCTCATCGTTGCTTACTCCACGACTGAACTATTATCAAACGGATTTTATCAAGTGCTGCGTTTTCTTGTGTGCTCCACAACTGCTTATTACTCATATAAATCATTCAAAATAGAACATAAAATCTGGGGATGGATATTTGCTATCATGGCTGTATTCTTTAACCCGGTACTCCCTATCCATTTTGATCCTGAATCCTGGTGCAATCTGGACAAAATTGCAACTACTTATCTATCTATATTCGTCCTATGGTCGTCAATATATAAAAAATTCTATTCCGACGGCTGGAAATTAGACAATTTAGTGATAGCGAATAAGGAGAATCTTAATAAAATTGTCAGATTCTTAGCCGTGGTATTAAATATTGTTATGCTAATCATGGTAACTGACATAATAATCTCGGCCGAATCTCCATCTGATAGCAATAGTGATTGGTAATTACCTTACCGGTTCAAAATTGGGCTCACCGTCATCGTAGAATCCGGTGCACTTAAATGGCCTCCCAAAAAAGGTTTTAAGATCTCCGATCTTGTATCCAGCTATAATTTTTCTCCTCGCAATCACATCATTAAGCGCATCCTGCGGAGACTTGCCTTGACCGACCAATCCGGTATATTCCTTCCACATAGAGACTATTGCTTGATTCTCATTTCCTTCGTGCTCTCTCCAATACCACGTCAGCTTCTCCCATATATTCTTATGCACTTTTTCCGGCATAAGTTCCCAGCCGATCTTAAATTTTGTATACCCTTTGCGTCCTATATTACTGGCAAACGTCTTTATAACTAGCGCATCATCATCACTAAGCTTTCCTTCCGCCCTCTTGGCCAATAGATAATTATTAATATCCTCCAGCTTCTTTTTAGGTGTAAACATCATATCCACCGCCTTCACGAATTCCTTATCATCCGTCATCGCCCCCGGCGCCTTATCGCTTAAAAGCGCCTCTCTCATCTGTTTGGCGAACTCCGGCCGGATCTGCTTGGCGTTCAACGCGCGGTCGACGCCCATAATATCCAACTTGTCCTGCAGGTATGAGTCAGTCAGCTTATCCTCAGCCTCGTTCATCGCCAGCTCCACGCCCTGCTTTTTAAGCTCCCTCTGCCTGGCTATATACCGCCGTAAGGTATCAATCTTCCCCGGATCCCCAATATCAGCCCGCACCTTCTCCTGATTAAGCAGCATTTCAGCCTTGTCCGGATCTTTCTCTGTCGCCCCGTAAATAAATATGCTCAACGAGTCTGACTGATAATCCTGCAGCAACTTGTCGGTCTTAGCCTTCCCGATTGTCTGCGAACCGAACTTGGCCAGCACTTCCCGGGAAAGCATATACGACCCTTTCAGCTTGTCGTAATCAAACGTCTGGCCAAGCTGCCGGTATATCTGCATATCCTTCTCGATCCCGCCGTTGATCCCGTTCTCGGCGTTTATTACCGTCTGGCGCTCTCCCCAGTTTATATTGTCGCTTCTGTACTGGGCCTTAAGCCGTTCACCTACCTGCAGCCAGTCTCCTTTGCCGAACATCCCGACTTTCTGGCCATACTGGGTCAATATTTTATCGTAGCCAGCTTGCAGCTTGCCAAGCGCGTCCTGATTGGTAGGGTCTTCGTTGTTGGATGTGCGCCACTGGTTGGTAAACTCCAGCATATCGGCATTGGCCTGCGACATATACGTCTTGATATTGGCAAGGTCTTTCTTGCGCTGGATAGTCGCAAAATCGCTTACCGTATCGGAAACGCTCTGATACATCTCCGCGGTCTGGTCCTGCGGCACCGCCACTTCTGTCACCTCTTGCTGCATCAATGGTCTTCTTGGCACTATACTCCTCCTAAGGCACCAATCCTGCCGACTGATAAGATCCATAATCCCCTAAACTGCCCAGCGTAAAACCGGAATCGGCAAGGGAAGAATTCACTCCGGCAGATCCCGCCGCGCCGAACAATGACCCTGACCCTGCCCCGGCAATTCCCAGCACCGTGGATCCCAGCTGTTTTATAAGCTTGCTGCGGGCCTGGGAATACACATTCTGGATCTGAGTAGCGTAATTCTTTCCGATCAGGTCAATGTCGGCCTTACCGGCGGCGTAGGTGCTGGACATGACACTCATCGGAGTTGAGTTATCTTCCCCGGTCAGGCCTATCCCGCTGCTCAAAAAACCTACCTTCTGCGCCGCGGCCACAGCCGTGGTCTCTTTAGCCTTGGCGCTTGTTTTAAGCGCGGATTCCTCCGCAATGGCAGCAGCCTGCTTATTTGCCGCCTTTGCCCCGGAAAACATGCTCGCAACGCCTAACCCTGTGGTTACTAAAGCCGTTACCAGACCCATATTACCTCTCTCTCAATATGGCCCACATCCTATAATTCCGGCCGTTCAGAAATCTGCATTTCGTTCCCTCGCAAACAAACCCCAGGAACCGGTGCCAACGGTTCAACTCATCGCAATCAAGACTCAAGGTTTCGATGCGGCGGATATCCAGCTTATCGGCCAGTTTTCGTATGTATTCCCGGATCTCCTGGCCGTCAAAGGCGCTCATATAGACCGAACAGACCAGGAACCCTTCATAATGTTGTGGCGCGTAGGCCCGGTAAAAAAGTATTGCCTTGACCGCCCCGTGATTTTCCAACGTCCAGCCCTCATACATGGCGATCACCGGTTTTAACTTCTCCATCAGATCACCCTCTCCGAAAGAGTTGTTTACCTCAATTTCAAACAAATCCTTGTCGATGAATTCTCTGATCATAGCCTTGTCCCGTAATCAACGTCGCAGAATACGGCCGTTATATGCAGCGGCAGCGGCTTATCCTGCTTGATGTAGAGCGATTTCTCGGTTTCAAAAGCGTCGTCAAAGGTTATCTCCCGACTGTCCCCGTCCATGGGAAGCGGCGGCAAATCGTAGTATCCGGCCGGATCGAACTGCTGAACCTCTTCCATCCGGTATAAAGACGGCCCGATCAGCCCGCCGGCCGAGGCAATAAAGCGTATCCTGGCCTTGTTTATATTCTTCACCAGGTATTGCGTGTTTATCCCGCTTACCGTAAACCCCAGATTAAACGTTTTTATCAGTCCTTCGTACATTATCCCGATACAGGCGGAAGTGATCTCCCGGTCAAGCGTCAACACCCCTCCGGCCGATATCGTGTATTCCCCCAGATACCCGCCGTCTCCCACCACCGAAACCTCCATATTTGCGTAATCCGCAAGCCCAGAGACCGTGCTGAAACTCTTATACCAGGAGGAATAGTTGTTTTGGGACGGCGTAAGCATCACGTCCACCTTTACCGAGGTCGCGCTGGTATATTCGGTTATCTCGAATATTCCCTTTTCCCGGCCGGTCGCGGTCTTGTAATGGATCTGACGGCCGACATCCCCGGAAGAAAAATCGCTTGCCGTTGATGTTATGGTGTCCGTGCCGTTAAACGTGATCGTGCTTATGTAATGGTCGGAGTACGTCACCGAGTTGTCCAGATATATGCAGCTTTTCATCAGTTCCGCCACATAACGCCAGTATGCTTCCCGGTCATCGCTTTCGCTGTCCGAATCGCTGAAAAAATCTTCCTCCAACGGGAAGGACACCTCATTGGCAAGCCTCTCGATGAATACCCCGTTATCGCGGCTGACGAGGATAAACAGGTCGTCCTGGTTGGTTGACGGATTATGTAGCTTGCCGATATCCAGGACAGTGCCATCAGTAGGCAGTTCCGCCCAGCCTACAACACGCTCCGGCTGATTGAAATTCAACGCCAGCAGCACCCCGTCATCCCGCAGGCAGAACAGGAAATCATTCTTGTCCTTAATGTAGACCAGCTTGCTTATACCTCCCGACGTGATGTCGAAGCTGGCGAAATTGGCGTCCTCGCTCTTAAAACTCTCGGTAAGCAGGTCATAAGAGAAATACTCCACGTTGCGCCCTATGGAATTGATATAGAACAAATAAAGGTCCTTGCGTACCGGCTGCGTGGCGTCCGCTCCGTCCGTATTGGTAATCGTCGCCTCGACAGTTGTAGGAGTGATTGCGGTATCCACGCCACCGCCATTTACCGCGATAAGCCCCTGGGAAGAGCCCACTATCAAGCTATTGGAACCTCCGGCGATCCATTTTATAGGCTCCGTAAGGTCAGAGATCGCGAATATCACGGCATCGTCGTCCTCGACGTCGCTTGCCGGCACGGTAAAATCATCGTAGGATCCAGCCATACTGCCGTAAACATAAGTCCGCTTCAGCCCGGGACCGCCATACCAAAGCCTGCCTTTGTAGAACTGCACACATGCCGGCCAGCCGACAGAGCCTCCGGAAGGATTATCGAAAGGGTCGGCTGTGCGGCTAAAAGTGGCGAGAGTAAAGGTTGTGGCGCTTGTGCGGGTAAGCTTGTACGGCGCGTAATCATTGTGCGCGATGTACATCACATCGGCGTTCTGGTCGTAGGAGAGCTCTTTGCAGTCCGCTAAAGTGTACGGAGACGATACGTTAAGGTCAGCTCCGCCGTTCTGCACCAGACCGACATTCCCGGAAACGTCATAACTAAGGAATTTTATATGTCCGTTGTAGAAAAGACCCAGGTAATCCTGCTCATCGGAGAATTTAAACTCCACGAACCGGCAGTCCTGGAACTCAAGTATGTTCTCAAACCCGGGCCGGTAGAAGGCGTTGCCCTTAAAATTAGAGAAGAAATTCTTGAAAATGTCGGCGCCGGTGGTATATATCGGCAGATCATAGCGGCCGTTGAGGTCGTGGTCGAGCTTCCCGCGGGAGAAGTTGTTGAACGGTGTGGATATCTTGGCGGCAAAAGCCGTATTTACCGCAAGCAGCACCGAAATGATAATAGAAAGAAGCCTCTTTTTCATTTCCCCGCCTTTCTACCGTTTATTGAACGTGCTCGGGTTGTCGTACTGCCTGGCCATCTTAAAAAGCGATCTGTTGATCCTTACCGGCCTATTCTCTTGCCCATTCAGGGCCGATGCGTTGCTCTGGTCTATTTTGATAAAGGCATTTGCCGCTTTGAGTTTTTCAGCGTCCTGCGTTATCTGCATAGAGATCTTTTCCATCAACTCGGCGCTTATTGCCATGCAAACTTCCACCGAGAACTTCGATACATCGGTTAAGTCTTTGACATACCGCAAATTCATGCCATCTTCGTAATTTTCGTCCGTGAGTATCATATTGCCTTCCACGGCATAGTTGTTTTCTTTGTCCTGGATGTCGCCTATCCCCAGCACCTTGAGACAATCACCCGGGTACTGGTAAGCGTAGGCATAGCCAAACGCAGGCGCATCGCTCAGTTTCGCCACTACCTTACGCGCCAGGGCACAGTTGGGCATAAGCTTTTTCAGCACGTTCTGCCGGCACGGATCATACCAAATAGCGCAAACGCGCTCTTCCGGGATAGTAGGATCGGTAATACTGTTTACCGTATTTTTGCTGCCGAGACGGCTTAAAGCCATGTTGCATATTTGAGTGGGCGAATTCATCCTCGCGCTCCTTTAGGGGGCGGGGAAGAGGGCCGGACAAACCCTCTTCCCCTGACCTAAGCTTAGGCTGATCCCTTGCTTACGCTATGATTATCCAGAACGTCACTGTTCCGGATGCCGACGGAGTAGCCTTCAAGGTTATCGCGAGATCCACCCCTCCGGCGTATTCCTGGTCGTTATTCTTGCTCAGATGCTCTCCGATGCTCTTATAGGCGTTTGCCCCTATAAGCTCTCCTACGGAAAGACCCGCATGGGGATCGAGCCCGTCCACAAGGATATCGGCGTCTACTGCCGCTCCCCCGTTGGACTTATAAAACCCGAAGTCCACATCTGTGAGCCCCGCTATTGCAGCGGTAGCCTTCGGAATGAATATCCCCAGGATCTTCGCCGCCAAAGGCAGCCCTTTGACAAGGCGTATAATGTCACCGCTTGCCGAGGTGCCGTTGGTGATGGTAACCGTGGCTCTCACTATTTTGGACTTAACTCCTGTGGCAAACAGGGCGTCCTTATCGTCGAGAGCCTGCTCTGCTGTATCGTATTCAGCCATTTCTTCCCTCCTTGTTTGCCGGGACTGCGGTTTTTACCCACAGCCCCGGCCGGTTGAACAAGTTTATATCGTGGTGGTGACTTTCTGGACCCTGGAACCTTCGATCCTCATCGCATTGATCCAGTAATCAATGGTGATGTCGGTCGAGTTGACCTTGTTCGGGTTTTTGGATATATCAAGATCCCCGAGTTCAAGGGAAATGCCTACGGCCTCTTTACAGAGGACAAGGCAGGTCCTTGTGGTGCTGGCTTCGGCCAGGATCGGATCGGAGACCGTGATGTTGCTGTCGGTCCCGGCGAACTTTGTCACGTAGAAACCCTGCACAGTCTTCAGCTTCCCGGTGACCTCCGGCTTGTCGTCGACGTAAAGGTTGCTGATGAAATTATCATCAGCCATCAGCTGCGCGTGTTCCTTGCCGGTGACGCAGATGACGCCGCCTTCGTACATATCTTCCGGGACGTCGTTGTTGATGAACGTCTGTACGACGCTGTCAATACTCGTCGAAGATATGCCTCCTGAGGCCGAAACGGTAACTACGCCGTCGGTTGCCGCCGAGATCTCTGTCGGCGCCTCATCCGGAGCTCCTACTAGTACCGTGCCGCCGGCTGCGGACGCGATTATCCTATCCTTAAGCCTCTCTACCGCGTTGGAGAGCTGCTCAAGTATAGAGCTTGTCGGATCGGAGATAAGCTCATTAATATCATAGAGCTTATCCAGAGTGATGGTCTTGGTGAACCGTCTTTTGGTGAGCTGACGATTATCCAGATCGTAATCGCCGTACTGCTTATCGGGATTGCGGGTACCTACCTCAACCAGCTCGATCTTGCCGATGCGGCCGAGGTTGTTGGTCTTGCCTTTGGAAGGGAGATAGACAAGGGTGCCCATCTTTTCCAGCTTGGACTGCTTCTGTTGACACAGGGAGATAAAGTTATCCTGAAATAACTGTCTCTGCCCCTGGTCAAGGCTCGGGCTGTATGTTAATCCCATTTTACGCCTCCTGTTAAAGATGTTTAAACTCTCTTACCTGGTCGAAAAGTGTCCGCGATTTCAGCGGGTTTTCTTGACATTCCTTAGGTGAATGTCCAAGACCTTTCGCTCCGGGCTTCTTTAACAGAAGGTGTCCGAGCATTTTTTTGAAACAAATCTATTATATTTTCAATACGCTTGGCCTTATCGGCCGCACTATATGGCTATCTCTTTCATGACCACTCAATATGTTTCCCGAATAAAAAACTGCGCACAAAACGTAGGATAACTGTCCAACAACTCTTCGCCCCGTCCAATACCAACTGCGAACATCCAAACCCAGGATTTTGGCTGCCTTTATCAAGGACGGTCCATATTGAGACCGGTCTATCAATGTTTCCATCTCAACGTCATCAGCTTGACGGCCGTATTTAGCCGCGTACTCTTCGGCGGCTTTCCACCGTATCATTCTCTTTTCTAAAGATACCGGGGACCAATCACAACAAAGGAATCGATCTGCTATCCAACCGTCCGCTAACTCTGCAAACCTATCCGGATTATGTTTAGCTTCCAGGTATTCTTTTAGGGTAATAAGTTTCCCCGGATTGATTCTCATTCCAGATATCCCGATTTTTCTACAACTGCCCTTGTCAAACAGCAATAGCGGGAGTGGGACTTGAACCCACGATTACCTGGGTATGAGCCAGGTGTGTTGCCGGCTACACTATCCCGCATAACTCTACTCCTTGATAACGGCGCAGATCTCCTGTTCTTTGACCAAGAAAAGATCAGGCTCAATATCCCTTTCCGGAAAATTCAGCTTCAGCCGCGCATGGGGGAGAATGATTATCTCGTCACCCGGCTTAACTCCGAATACTCCAGCCCCCACCCCTCTGACTATGTTTTTCAGCAGATCCTGGTCAAGTTTGGAATCATCCGGCAGCACTATTCCACTGGCAGTCTTTATTCGTACCGCCTTAAATAGTATCCAGCTTGCCCGTGGCTTTACTTCCGGCCTCCGTCGTTTGCGGTTGCCGCATACCCGGGAGAATAACCGAGCAAACAACTCCTTCAACCTATTCATCCTTCTCCCCCTTAATAACGATCCTGTAGGCTTCATCCAGCGTCGCTTTCGACGGCAGCTTTATCCCCTTGGCCTTAGCGATCTTTCTCAGTTCTACCAGGGTAAAGGTCTTTTCCTCCTCCGCCGACCTGTTTTCTTGTTCCTCGGCTATGACTTCCTCGTTGCTTTTTGTCACAGGAGGCGCGGCTACCCTATCGTCGTCTTCAATGATAAGCTCCGGGAGCGCTCCGTAGTCATACCCTTTGCGGTCCGGATCTATCTTCCGGCCGAGCAGCCTTGAATACTCCAGGTAAGCTGTCTCCCGGGCCGTGCGCAGATCGGTTGTCTTGTAATTGGGGATCTTGCGCAGATTCTTCCACACCGCCAGATCCTGCAGACCTTCCCAATCCAAGTCCTTAACGTTCTTGCCGATTATAGCCGGCTTGCCGTCAACCTCCTCGATCTTATCGATATAGCAGACGCGCAGGAGATCGAACCGCTTGATATTCTCTTCACCGTAGTAGCGCTTATCCTTGGAGATCCAAATCTGGATCATGCGCCACATGACCGCCTGCTGCACGCGCTCCCTGTCGATAACCGGTATAAGTCCGACGACATTCTCGAAATCGACTATATCCTTGCCGCGTTTACCCGCTCCGCTGTAATAAGCTCCGCTTGCCGTAATTCTTAACATGCCCATATCAATACCCCCTTCATCCTCTGCGCTACTTGTTTTTATTGTGATCCGAATACAGTTTACTCAACTGGTCCGTTAACCTCTTCTTGTCCGCTTCGGTGTGCGGTTTCCTGGAAAGCTCCCTGATCTGCTTGCGAAGATCCCCGGCCTTCTTACTAAAGTCCGCCTCCGTATCCTGCGCGCCATGTTCGCCGGCGCCACCGCCGCCCTCCACAGTGCCTTCCTTGACGCCGTATTTAGTCATTACCGAATGCGCGAACCGATAAAACACGCCCAGAACATCGTTCGGCATGTGATTGTCAATGAACTGTTGATCCTGATCATTCAGCATACCTTTGGTGAAATTGATTACTCCGCCTGCGATCTTCGCGTGGTCTCCCCCGTCCTTGCCGAAACTCTCTTTTAGGATCTTCTGCAATCCATCTTTTGAGAATCTCTGCTCCATTATGTTTTTCTCTATCTTGGTATAAGCATCGATGATCTTGTTTGCCATGGCTTTCGGTGCCCCGGCCTGATAAAAAGCCTCCGATATCGCCTCCACTACTTCCTTGTTGGAATTTTCGGGGAACTTATACGCCTTATCCTTGGGCCTTAACTGGCTAAAAAACGCCTCGACTTCATCCGGAGTGGCATTATCAAAGTCAGGCACTACAGTTTTCTTTCCGGCTAAAGAGTCAAGCGTATCAAGCTGCTTATAGACATCATCCAGAGACTTGACCTTTTTGGCCCAGCCTTTCTCTTTATAAACTTCCGGGACTGCAAAGTTACCCGAGCCTGCGGCGGCTGCACCTCCTCCAGCCCCTCCGTTGCCTGATCCGCTGTCATTGGCGCCTCCTCCTGCGCCACCATCCCCGTCACCCCCGGATCCGCCGGCGCCTCCTCCACCCGCCCCAACAGTGCCGCGGTTACCGAGATTAACCAACCCCATCAACAGAAAATTCATTGCCATGCCTGCAAATCCAATCAGAAACATCCATGTCCGCTTCATTGTCTCTCTCCCCTTTCGATGTTTAATAGCACCTCCGGATCCAATAGCTCCTTAAAAAAGGCCAGAAAGAAATGCCTGTTTGCTTCCTGGGCGGCTAAAAGAACCGGATTGCTGAATACCCCTCGGTCGCGTTTGTTGACCCCCAGCCAGTTTATCGCCCGCTTGGCCCAGAATTTGCCGTCTTTACTTGCAAATATCCTGTTTGCGCATTTTCGCAGTTCGTTCAACTCCTCCGTGCGTGCCTCTTCAACCTTCTTTTTCACTTCGTCTATCTGCATCATCTTCTCTGCCGTAGACTGCACTTTCATTGCTGCCCCCCTTCAACAGGCGCAGACTGTGTTTGTACAGCCTGCGCTTCATCGCGCTTTGCCCCCGCCATGTTCCGTTTAATGTCTGATCCAAGTTTCGCCCCCTGCAAAGCCATCAACTGCGCCTGCATAGCCGCTTTCTGCGCTATTGCCTGTTTAAATTCCTCGGCCGTCAGCATAAAGCTTGCTTTTATGCTTAAGCATGCCTTGAAATCTTCCAGGAACTTATACCAGTCTACCGCCTCGATAATATCCGGGAAGACGGCGGCGACAGCCTGAATAACATTGAGCATTTTAACCAAGGCTTCAAGCTTCTCGGCGTTGCTTAGTTTATCCAGCGCGTTATTCCACTTGATCTGATACCACGGCTTGCCGGCTTCCTTGGCGGCAAGCACGGACTGCGGAATCAATTTCTCTGTTTTTCCTGCCTTCAGCAGCTGGTCGTATAGATCTCTTGCCGTCATGCGGTTAACGCCGCTTAAATCGAGCTCATCCTCGATCGCCACGCAATGATGCACCACCGGATTTAGCGCTTCATCGCGTTGCTGTTGCAGCATGCCGGATAAGGCCTTGTCTCTTATCACGGCACGCTGCAGCATCTCCGTGGCAGTTTTGGAGGATTTATCGTTAAAATCCAGGAGTATATCTATCTTAAAAGCCGTTGAGATCTTGTCATTAAAATAGGGTATCAGGAACTTTATGATTCCCGTAGGATCCCCCACCTCATGTAACGGAAAAACCGGGGAAGCCTCTCCCTGCCTAAACTCCGGATTGAAAACATTAAGCCCGTCGGCAGAAGTATCAAGCACGTTATCGCCAAGGATACTGCCGCTCCATAACCCCAAAGAAGGACTGCCGATCTTTTCAAGTATCTCTATCGTCTTGCCCACCATATAATTCACGCTGCGTATGGCGCTGATAAGCATAGTTCCGCTTGCCCGTCCGTAGACGTCTCCCCTGACGCGCACCGCCCTGCACACCCCTATGGGTATGCGCGTGTAGTCTTCTTCAAAAAAAGGTTTGTCGACATCCTCCGTAAACCAGATACCGCGGTATTTTGCTCCGCGTTTGCCCTTAAGCTTCGGATCGTAATCTTCCCGGGGAATAATCCCGTGGACGATATTGAATTCATCGTTATAACTTGACTCATAAGCTTTCTGGATATCTCCGGGAAGCTTGGAGAATGCCACTCCATCAATTTTCCCATTCTTTACGCAGAACTCGGAAACTATCCTGTTTGCGGTCCAACGATACGGGACAAAAATGATGTCCACAAGGCCGCTTTTCCCCTCGTCTATGATCAGTCCGTCAACCCCGTAATTACGAAAAATAAAAATGTTCTCCTCGGCACCATCCTTGTATCCGCCATTAAGGAACGATCCAAGCCCGCTTGTCCCAAAGGATACCTGATCGTAAGAATACGTTTTCCCGGCAGAGGCTAAGCCGGCCTGACTATCGTTCATGCGCCCCAGTAGGCGCCTGGTTCTCCACTCAAAATACCTGGTAACATCCTCACCAAGCAGGTCCGCCATCTCTTTAACATCCTCGCTCGGCATAAGAGAAAAGGCATTGTCTCCATTACCCCAGATTATCCCCCAAAGATAATCTCCGGCCTGGTTGACGGATATCGCGGCCGTTGGGTCGTCAATGTATTGATCAAGTTGCTCCGAAGCCCTGCCGTTGCCCGACTGCGCGTACTGCGGATCAACGGAGATAGCCACAAGCTGGGCGATCTTCTGCCAGAGAGGTAGATGCTCGGCCCACTTGGTCTTGAGGCCATTAAAAAGCTCCTTGTAATTTCGGAAGTCTTTTTTCATTTTTTTAGTTACCGTAAAGAGTACCCCTGCGGCTTACCTGCCCAAGGGAAAGTTCCTGGCCTGCTGCTCCGCCGGCAGTAGCGTACAAAGCGCTGCGTATAGCTTTAGCCTTGGTCTGATCTGTGGTAACGGTTGACTCTGCGTCTGTAGTCGACGCAGCATTATTTTCCGCCGCGTCATTATTCATACCGAACAACTCGCCTATGCTTTCAAACACGTCGCTCATTGCTCATTACCTCCTCGTACAACTGCTTCGGGGTTATGATCCACCATTTCCTTATCCCCAAAAAATCCTTACATATTCCCACGCAGGTTCTGAAAAACTTTACCCGCGGCTTGCGCATATCTTTACCCCGGACGGTGTGGTTCGCTACGATACAGCCTTTCTGAATCGCTTCAAACGCCATTTCGCGCGCATCCCGGGAACATTGGTACAGACCCATCCCGCCTTCACTCGGATTAATTACTACGCTTCCCTGCCCCGAAAGCTGAGTTATCAAGAAACAATGCTCGAAACGCTCATCTATAAAATTCATCCACCAGCGCTTCTTCTCTGCCCGCTTGAACACGATTATGAAAGTACGCTGATAATCACTCATCGCAACTCACGGTTTGTATAGCCTTCTTTCAATTTCTGGTCAGCTATACGCATTAAACTGAGTGGTACTAAAGCTAAGTCCATTGTCTCCGTTCGTTCTTACGCCGTATCGCCTGCTGCGCGCTGTCCCCCGTCCTGCGTACCTTGCCCAACAGGTACTTTATCGCGTAAACTCCCATCATTACCGAATCAGCGTCATCCGGGCTTTCCTTACCTTCCGTGCGCATCTCCTGTTTGGACTGGATATATACCCTGCCATCTCGCAGAAATTTGCGTTTGATACCCTCCAACTGCTTTATGACGCGATCAAACTTCCCCAGGATTAGCCATTCCTGGTCTATGAAGTCTCTTAGGGCTAAATATCCATCGGTTCTTTGGTTGCCGGAATTCTTCTCCCGGGCACCTTCTGCCCCGTCAAATCCCTGGATGTCCAGTACCGACTTTGAAATACTTACGTACATCGGGTACCCCAGACCGCCTTTATCTACGATCGCAAGATCAGGCTCCCAAAGACTATTTAGGGCCACTGTTTTGCCTACGCTCACATCTGTGTCAGCCTCCCTCCAGCGGCGCTGATCAGTCAGTTTCCAGTGCACATTGCTTTTGCGCTCAAGCAGTGACGCCACGCAGAACGCCCCACCGGCTCCAGCAAGATCCACAGACAACACCCTTTGAGGTACGAAGAGATCTCCAAACGGCTGTAGTATTTTTGCCTTATCAAGCTTGGCCATGCTAAACAAGAAGTCTTCGGATTTATCCCGCGGTTCTCCCAGCCAGATATGCCTGTAGTCTTCCTCGCTTTTTATCCGGCACTCCTCGGCTTCTCTTCTGCTTGTTTCCGGACATTTGGGATTGTCGTAGTAATTGATCTTGATATGTAGACAATCTGGACGTCCCACGCAGAAATCATATACAGCGTCATGCCTCACAAAACGGTTCATCGTAAAGAAAATCTTCGCCTTTTCTTTACGGATCGTGGGGATAAGCGCCTGCAAGGTTAAAAGCGTTATTGCCTGGGCTTCATCGATCCAGACAACATCAACGCCTTCCATCCCCTTGACGTTGATTGCGCCGCGTTCCCGGAAACCTCGGAAATTAAACTTTGTACCGGAACCTCTGTGTGTTATGCAGTTCTTGTAGGTATCAAAGAACAAATGATACTTTGAAATCAGATCCGAGAGCAGTGTATATACAGATTCTTCGATCGTGTTCTGGATCTCTCGGCCGCATACGATCCTGAGTTTTAACTGCTCGGCCAACCATAGTAACAACCGCGCCACAGTCTGGGATTTCGCTCCCGCGCGTCCGCCTTCCACCAGGAAGTAGCGGTACTTATTTATCTCTGTAAGCAACGGGCAAAGCTTTGGCGGCATATCCGCCAGCATTTCAGGGACCTCAAGGGTCACACTGTCCAATTTGTGCCCCCTTAACCGATTTCGATCTTCAGCTCTTTTCCCCCGACTTTTATAGCCCCCATCCGGGTAAAGATGGCTACGCCTCCAGCATTTTCGCCTTTAAACATTCCAAAGTGTTCGCCGAGGTACCCCAGGGCGCGGACTTTGTCGAATATCTTTACCTTTCGGGTATAGCCGACAAGCTCCCTGTCTTCTCCTTTGCCGTCGAATATCTCATCAACAGTGATACTGGCAATGGCTTTCCCGATCTCGTCCGGAAGTTCATTTATGGGCTTAAGAGTGCCGTCATCGTTATAAGCCTTGCGCGCGTCTGCTCTTGCTATCAAAGACAATTCCGCAAGCACTTCATCCGCAGACATTTGCAGACGCTTGTATTGTTCATTTTTAAGGCGGGAGATTTCTTCCTGTATACTAAGTTTTGCTAAGAGTTGAGCGGCTTGTTCGTTGGCGGTTTTTTGGGAGTAGCCGGAACGGATTGCGGCTTTGGTACCGTTATAATCAATGATATATTCCCGGCAGAAGCGCAACATTTTAGGGGTTAGGATTTTTACGTTATTGCTCATGCGCTATACTCCAAAAAAATAAACCCGCCCCGCATTGCGGAACGGGCTTAAAGAAACTGAAGCGGCTACTGCCGCTTATATGTCTTACGCTAAGAATTATTACTCTAATCCATACAAAAAGTCAAGAACTTTTTATCTCTCCGCAATTTTTATTCCATGCCGCCAATACATCAACTTCTTTTTGAGCATATACTCTTTTGTTCTACTTGCCGGTGATTTCACGTCCACAACCTCCTTGCTCCCGTCAGGATGTTCAATCACAAAGTCGGCAATGTAATGACACGGCTTGGTGTAATCGGTTTTCGGGATCAACTCAAACTTTACCTGATGCTGGAAGTCTTTTATTTCTCCGCACTGCTTTAACTCTAAAAGTCTTATATATTCCCGGCTCTCTTTTTTACTATCGAACTTAACCCCGCGGCTGGTTACCTTAACATTCCCATACTTACTTCTCTTAGGACGCCGGCCGATCCTCCGCAACAGTGAATACGCAGACATTTACTTACCCACCTTTCGAATTCTGATTCTTCGGCCGTTCTTGCTCAGCCGTATTCCGTGATCATTAAGACACGTTTCGTAATGTTTACAGCGCTCTACCCCAAGACCCCCGCAACAAAGCAACGCTCCGTGCAAAACAACTATGTTGTCTATATAATGACCCGCTGGACATTTATTCATTGCCGCACTCCTTATCTTCGCAATTATTCTCCTCCAGGGCTGGAGTAAAAAATATATGCTCTTCAGTATCTTTATTTTGCAGTTCTACCCTGACCCCTTTAGTCTTTTTCTCAATAACCGTAATACCTTTTTCAACCACGATCTTAACAAACGGGATTTCTTTTGCCATTCGCTGACCTCCTTTATGGATTTCGTCCTCGCCTCTATTGCCGCCGGCCGCGACCACCTTGTTGCCAGCCTCTTCCAGGATCTTGAATATTCAATCGTGTCTTTAGGAGCCCGATACAGCTGAGCAAACGGCATTGCCCCCATACGATAAACTTCCCTTAATCGGTGAACATTTTCTTTTGGATTATCTCCGACTAAAACATAACAGTGAATATGACGCCTGGTGAAACCTGCCCTCTTAAGTAGATTCATCGCTTTATTCAAGGATCTAATTCCTTGCGGCTGATCACAGGCTAACCAAATTTCTTTTATGCGTAGTCCTTGCAAATCTTCTACGATCTTAGATGTTATCCGGTTTTTATCCAGCCCGCCCTTAAATTCAATCGCCTTTTGTTTTTTAAGCATGCTCATCACCAACCGCCAGTGCCGAACAGAACACGCGAGGATGTTGTTATCCTGGACGACATTGCCTTCTGGAAAATCATCAAACTCAATTAACCCGCGACGAACCGTACAAAAAGAACAGTTATTGACGTAACCGCGTGAGGTTATTGTTACCCCTTTTCGTAAATACATTCCCGCGACAAAAGGCCTATCGCTTTCTCCGTCTATGGCTACACCGCCAAGCTTCACAGGAGCGATATGCTCCCAATCGATAACCAAACGCTTAGCCTTAGGCATATCCCAGGTAAACTGACAAGATACATGCACTGCATCGTATTTCGGCATAAATAATTCCGGACCGCCATAATAAGCGTCAGGATCCACCGGAGACATGCTGGTTTTAACCGGGAATACTCTCGCGATTCTCAACTTATCAACTCCTTACACAACGCCTTTGCCAGCATCACCGGCACGGCATTTCCTATCTGTTTTACCTGCGCTTCCCGGTTACCGGTGAAAACATACTCATCACCAAAAGACATTGCCCGGGCCAGTTCGCGCGGTTTTAACATCCGGAAGTGTATGTCGAGCGTTTGGCCGTTGATCTTCGGTTGGATTAAAGATATTGCTCCGGCTCCTGCGACTGTCGGAATAGGCTTATCTACCGATCGGGGTGCGGAACAGCTTTGCTGGCCAAGGACAAAAGGTTGAATAAGCGCAAGACTTTCTTGCCCCGTAATTGTAGGGATGGGCCTGTCCATCCCGCGTGGAACGGATCTTCCGGTCCTGCCCCACATTTTGTTAATAATAAACGGCTCACACAGTCCTAATTTCTCTTTTGTGGTCTGGGTTGGAACCGGCTTATCGATCGATTTCCCATCTGCGTTGTGGCTAAAATGCACCAAGAATGGCCGACATAACCCCATCCGGTCCCGGGTAGTCTGTGTAGGGATAGGTCTATCAACTCCCTGCACTTTACTTGCGCCGTAATATTTAACCAAAAACGGTTGACATAGAGCTGTATGATTCCCATTGGCTGTAACGGTAGGAGCAGGACGATTAATTGATCGGGCTTCTGCGGTACCGTAAAGCTGTACCAGAAACGGCTCCAGTTCTTTTCCGGAGAATCTCTGCAATCCTGCCAATATCCTGTTCATTGTATTCTGAGCAAGCGGCTTCTTGCGATCGAAGATACTCTGCCCCGGGATAGACCAATCGATAATTTCTCTGGCCGTCCGCCAGCGCTTTGTCCTGCCAAACAATCCAGCCTCACCATCCGGTGTATGTGTCGGCTCTGGCCATACAATAGGCCTGCGGCCACGCCGAGCGATAATAAATAACCTTTCTCGCGTGGTAGGATCCCCGTAATAAGCGGCATTTAGCACCCGATAATCCACCTTATAACCCAAAGACGTTAACGCTACCAAAAACGCCCGGAAGGTCTCTCCCTTGCGGCTCTTTAAAGGCATACCATTTGACCCCAGAGGCCCCCAAGACTGGAATTCCTTGACGTTCTCGATAAGGATATTGTCTATCTTTAAAGCTTCGGCCCAGCGTAAAATGTGCCATCCAGAGGCGCGCGATTGATCGGAGCAAGGCTTCCCGCCGCGGGCGTTTGAGTGATGTGTGCATTCCGGAGAAGCCACAAGCAGATCAAGATGTCCCCCAGGGACTACTTTACGCGGGTTTATACTATCCAGAGTTTCACAAATATGATCAGCATAGGGGTGGTTGGCCGAATGAGTGGCGATAGCAATATCCCAATGATTAACAGCCAGTAGATTAAGCTTTAATCCTAAAGCCTCACAAGCTTCCTTAAGCCCTTCCGATGTTCCGCCGGCGCCACAAAATAAATCTGCGGCTCTTATTGTCCGCATTTTTTACCCCGGCATTCGCTAAGATGACACAGATATTCTCCGTTTGCATCTTTTGCCACCGGCATACGTTTGCCTTTTTTAGTGACGCACCATAAAATATCTGCTCCGCAATATTTACATTTACCGGTTACTTTTCCAAACGAGCCGAGAGTTACCACCACTCCGCTTTTAAGCTTTATCTCACCTGCCATGCTCCCCCCTTGGATTTAACTTTTCTCGGACGCTAACTGTAAAATATCCTTGAGACTACACCCCCCACTGCCAGATTTTAACCGTGCATGCTCTTTCTGCGCCTGTTCTGCGTAATAAGCCTCACTCTCCGCTTTTAACACCCGCAGGAACCAAGGCCAATGCTCGCTTATCACCGGTTTGCTGTCGCGATATTGCGCGCAGATGCGCAAAATCACATCATCAGGAAACCGGCGCTTCTGCGGCCAGTTAAGCCGCTTCTTAACTTTACCGATCAACGCATAAATATTAAAGCCGGCACGATAGACCTCATCCATCGCTTGCTTAACCTGCGGATTGTCCACAGACTTATTAACAGTAACAGCCGGTTTTTCGGCTGCCGAAGGCTTAATGGTTAGGTTGGTACGGTTAGGTTGGTACGGTTGGTTAGGTAGACTGGCTTTAGTCTGGCTTTCGTATGGCTTAGTATTCTTTTTCCGATTGCAACTCCGGCAGCAGGACACAAGATTAGAAGGGTCGTCTGTTCCGCCATTGCTTACCGGCACAAGATGATCTACTTCCATATAATCGGAAGTCTTGCCGCAGTAATGACAGATATAACTATCCCTCTCCAATATCTCCTTGCGTAATGCTATCCAGCCAGGCTTAGCCTGTCTGCCGAAAGCCTTGTTATACTCAATACCGTGTTTAGCCCAGATAGCAATTAACCTCTCCGGCTTACTACTGCGGTATTTTGCCTCAAGATACTTTCCGGCATAATCAAGCCAATCGTGGATTATTTTGCCATCCAGCCATTTGTGTAGTTGAAGCAAGGAGACGAACTGAGGAGCGTCACCGGGATAACAGGCGGAAGCGGCAATAAACTCATCACTCCATCGCGATAAGTCGCCATCTTCGGCTTGCTCCAGGGCGGCGTGCCAGAGAACGTGAAGGTGCCCCACAACGTAAACGGGTTTCAGGCGTAAATCCTTCGCCAGATCCACCACTTTATGGTGCCTAATTAACACTGTGTGTGATTCTATCCAGGCCATTTATCCCCCGGGATTAACTCCCTATGTGATCGTTTAGTTCTTTATTTTTGCACCGCCTCCTGTTGCGACAGTTTTCGCAAACCCGTTTTGACCGGGTCCTGCGGGCTTTCATTGCCATGCAAACCTCTTTTGTTATGCTCATTTTTCTCCTTTCTATGTTTTTGCCTGTTTTTAGCCCCGTAGGGCCTTTTGCCGTGTTAGACCACGCACTCACCAATAATTTTTAATTTCCCACGGTTAAAACCTGGCAATCCGTGGTATTGTAGAGAGAAATTATTTTCTACCCCACCACTCCGCAGAACTCCTCCCAAATCAATACCCTTTTCTTCTTGCGTCTTTCATCCTTGTCCTTTTATCAGTTCCTCTTCTTCCAGCGCTTCCACATCTTCCCCCGCTTCAATCCGCTTCTGCCTGGCTGCGGCCACCGCCTTTATCAACTCAACCCGGATCTTACGGATAACGTAACCGGCATACGCGTCAAGTTCAGCGCGCAGCTGATCCACCAGGGATTTAATTTTGTCCGGATCCCCCTGCACTATTGGCGCCCCCCCCACCACAGGTTTTCTCGCAGAAGACTTCTTTCCTGTCGCTTTACCTACCGGGCGGCAGTGATACGACACCTCCCAACCCTTAACCTCAACCCCTTTCTCTTTGAACAATGCGATTATTTCCTTTGGCTGTTTTTTGCCATTAAGCCGCAAGTCGCGTATTCCCTGGATCTGTTCCGGTGTTAAAGCCATTATGCCCCCTTTGTTTTTACCATTTAAGAACAGCCTCTTTTAATCGATAGCTGTTCGCATATCGGAAATGCCCCAAATAAGAATTTAACAACTGGATTTTTGCAGCAGACTTACCTCCTTCCCGGATATGTCTGATTTTTTGTTTTAGGTTATTGACAACACGCCTCCTCACAAGAATATAACGAGGCCTAACGATATATCCCAAGAAGTCGATGCCGTTTGATATGGGTAGAAGTTTGCGCCGCTTAGGGTGTAGTTGTAATTTTAAGTTGTCATGTAAAAAACTCTCTATCTTTGATCTCCAATCAAGCAATTCATCCCGGCTTCTGGAAAGCAGCACAAAGTCATCAACATAACGAAGGTAGTAATGCGCCTTTAAGGCATGCTTGGCGTATTGATCCAATTCATTCAGGTAGATATTTGCGAAATACTGGCTTGTGAGATTGCCGATCGGGAGCCCTTCTTCGTTATTCTTACCAAACAGGCTTTTATTGGGCGGTATATTAAAAAGCAACTGCTTATTACCTCTCAAAGCATATGATTTAGTGCAGTCCCAGAAAAGAACTGTCCGCGCAAGCCAAAGAAGATTAGGATCAGAAACCTTTCGTCTTATGATCGAAAACAACACTTCTTTGTCTATCGAAGTGAAGAAGTCCTTGATATCCAGCTGGAGATAATAAGCGGGGATGTGCCCGTTTCCTGTTATTTGACGCTGGAATTTCTGCAATCTTTTTACTGCGGAATGGGTTCCCTTATTATCACGGCAGGCGTATGAATCGTGGATAAATACCGGTTCGTAGACTTGTTCCAGCTCTCTAACTAAAAGGTGATGTACTACACGGTCGCGGAAGTCTGCCGCGAATATCTCTCTTACTTTGGGCTTCTTGGCTGCAAAAAGAAGCGAGCGCGAAGGATGGTAAGTTTGGTTCTTAAGATCCTGCTCAAGTTTAATATTGTTCTCCTCCGCCTTTATCTCGTACTTCAGCGCGTTAAAGGTATTACGCTTCTTCTTCCGGCAATCGAGATAGGCAGTGTATATATTCTTGTAAGAGAACCTGTTGTTCTGTAAGCCGCTGGCTGGGACGGACAGGCCGCACATAATATCTGTTGTCCTTATCGTTGTAGTTCACGTTGCCGTTGTCATAATTGATTATGCGCACGTTGCTGCGCTCATTCCAGGCAACCTTTTGCTTACACACTTGACGCCCCTGCAAGGGGCTCTTCGGGGACGGATCCGACAAGGTACCATCCCCTGTGTTCTTATGCCGTTTAGGCGGCGTAAGCGCCCAGTGAGTTACAGAAACCGCGCACTTCCCTCAAGATCTACCCCCTGGGGAATTCTGGCACCTAAGCCATCCTTCGCACTGTTTCAATACCCCAACAACTTTTCGTACTCCCACCTCAAAACTTTTAAAACTGTTGAACGCCCTTCTTTGCTTGGAAAACCGCAAGAGAACCTTCATCGACTCTAATTTATCGCGCGCCTGCGCAAGGCAACGCCCCCTCTCGTCTTTCTTGTTGATAGCTTCAGTAATAAGAAGTAACACTTCGATAGAGAAATTAAGCAGCTTTGCGCCAATAGTATACTTATGCCGCTTGGCGAAGTGAGTAACGATCAGGTCTGTATACTCGGCAAGGTCAAAAGCAGCCTTATAGATCGGAAGATTCTCGTATGCGCTTTCCATTTATACCTCGCAAAAAGTCAAAAGATCAAACTGGCATGGGACGGACAGGCCGCACATAATATCTGTAGTCCTCATCGCCGTAGCCCACGTAGCCGCCGTCATAATAGACCACGCGCACGCCGCGCTCAACCCAGGCAACCTTTTCAGCGGTCGCATACCAATCGTCTGTCTTTGTGTCCGCGAATATCGGGAAGAAGCAATCATTGCCCCTATAGTTAACAGTAGAGGCCAATTCCTCCCCATCCGGCTCTCGCCCGCCGTGATCCTCGCAAAACTTCCTCCGTTCCTCCGAACCAAGGATGGCCTCGCAACTCGGTCCCCACTCGCGCTGTTCCCGCCAGTCCCTGATCCAGCCGTCTGGTAATTTCTCAAACCTCTTTGGATCGTAATATCCGATCAGTTTATCCATGTTCGCGCCCCTCCATGGCGCCTTGTTTTTATAGGGGCTGCCATCCCCCGACCGCCCCTCCCCTCCTCCGGACCACCTTCCGGGATCAGAATGTCGCGCAGATATTAACCCCTGCGGCAAATAACCAAAACAAGCCCTTACGCACGTTGCCAGCCAATAGATAGATAATCCCAGCGCATACGCTCAAAGCTATAATGATTAACGGGAACGCCTTTTCTCTCATTCGCCGGCGCCCTCCATTTGCCGCTTGGACCACCTCTTAAGAAAAAGCGCCCCTTTTGGCGTCTTGTATTCACCAAACTGCTGTTGCGCCCCGCACTTGCGGCACACCATCTCAATATAAATGTACTGCCCGTTTTTGGTCTGCCGGGCCTGCAGGTCCACCTGATCGCTGTGACACAGACCGCACTCCCCCTTCAACCCCATAAATGGCGTGGCTTTCAGCAGCGCCTCTTTTATGTCCCTCTCCCCGTCAAATTTGATCGAGATCTGAGTTGTCGGGTTTATCTTCTTGTGTACAATAATTTCCATGCTTTTCTCCTTAAAAGCTAATTGTCAAATATTCTAAACACTGGCGGGACGGACAGGCCGCACATAACATCTGCTGCCCTTATCGTAGTAGCCCACGTAGCCGTGGCCATAATCGACCACGCGCACGCCGCGCTCATTCCAGGCAACCTTTTCATTTGTCCAGTAGCCGGCTTCCTTTGTGTCTTTAAAGATACTGGTGTCTATCTGCGATCCTGTGGGATTGTTTTTCACAAGAGAATATGCGGATACCGGACTCGGCCGGAACCATCCTGTGTGACCTGCGAATTTCAACTCGGCACACGCCACCCCCGCTTCCTCCCAGGGCATATCCTCGCGGAAATGTTTTGGCAGATCGGTATGAGGAAGGGTAACGATATATTCGTTGTACCAGGTATCCAATACCGTGCCGTTCTTCATATCGATAAACCGCTCCTCCGGAAACTCCTTAACCTTGACTATCCGTACCTTCTGTGCCGACAGGATCGTAGATATATCCTTTGCGGCTCCCTTAAGATCAAACCTTTCGTTTAACACTTTCAATACCTGTCCGTTCATTTCTCCCCCTTTGTTATAGCCCGTACACTTTGTTAAAGATCCTTCTGTCCCGCACAAACCAACCAAAATAGTCATCCACAGATCTGTCAACCATCGGCCTCCCAAAGCCGCACTTATTGCCCGGGTTGATCGGTGCGATCACCAGTTGCTTTATTTCTCCTCCAGCTTCGCATTTGGCGTATGCCGCGGTCTGCTTGAAAAACTTATCCACCCTTATCGCGGGATAGTGCATCGATGTTTTAAAATCCACCATCGCCGGTTCATCTCTATATAAACACGGCCAGTCAGGCGTACCGGAATATCTATACTGGTCGTTAAAACAAATCTCTTCTCCGATCTTCTCTTTCCACGGCTTGAAAAGCTTACCGTGCTTTTCCCAAAACCCCAGAAAATTACAATCCTCCCAACTTAACCCCAGGCTGCCGGAAGTGATAATGTTGATATCCCTGCACATACGCAGCATTTCATCTTCAGTGCGCGGAATCTTCATCAGGTCCCGCTCCCACCTGCCTGTCTGCAGGAAATGCCTTATCTGCGCATGCACGATCCATCCCCGTGCCGCATACTGCCTAAGCTTATACTCCGGGAATATTATCGGATACACCGCCGATAGTATGGTAGTTACAGACGGATATTTTACCCCTTCTTTCTCTGCTACTCTCGCCCCTTGCGGCAAGCGGCGGTATTGGCTGCCCAGCTGCAT